TTAGGATTACTAATGATGAGGACCCGCTGGAGCCGCGCGAGGACATGGTCATTAATGAAATGACACCAGAAGGCACAATCGTGAATGATCTGACCATTGGTGAGTACGATGTAGTTATTGGCACTATGCCAGCGCGCGATTCGTTCGACGAAGTTCAGTTCGCTGAAGCCTTGGCGCTGCGCCAAGCCGGTGTGGCTGTCCCTGATGATGCCATTGTTCAGTACTCACACCTCGCGAAGAAAGCTGAACTCGCTTCGCGTCTCCGCCAAGAACCGTCCGAAGAGCAGATACAAGTTATGCAGATGCAACAACAGCTGCAGATGCAGGAAGCACAACTCCAAGTTGCCAAGCTTGAGGCTGAAGTACGCAAACTGCAGACCGACGCAGCGGTCAATATTGCTAAAACGCAGGAAATGGCTGAGATCGAGCCACAACTCAAGATGGCTGAGCTGCAGCAAGAGCTGCAAATTGCTCAAGAGAACCTTGCACTACGTCGTGAATTGGCGGGTATGACCAATGAATCCCGTCAGACGCAGGCACAAACATCGGCAGCGGCGAAGTTGGCCACCACTGCCATGAATACAGCAGCCAGAAACGGCCAAAATACTCAGAATTAGGAGTTAGTAATGAGTAACGAACCTGAAAAGCAGGAAGCAGGAGAAGACAATAGTCTTCAATTTGAAGTTATGCCGGGCGCGGAAGCGTTGGAGCAGGCTGAAGACATTGATTTAAGTTTCCCAGAACCTGAATCGGAGCCAGAAAATGCTGAACAAAGCGATGCAGAAGAGTCTGAGCCAGAAGCACCGCAGGAAGAAGCAGTTGCTGGAGATGAGGAAGCGCCGGAAGAAGGCGATGGAGAAGTTGCTGATGATGACGACGAGCCAGATTCTGCAGAACCGGTCGAAGTCGTAGAAGAAGAGCCGGAAGAAGAGGAAGAACAGCTACCTCTCGCAGCTGAAGTAGAGAAACCTCAATCTAAAAACCCGATGGTGCCGAAATCTCGCCTTGATGAAGTGCTAGCAAAACAAAAAGCGTTACAAAAACAGGTCGACGACATGAAGGCAGCGAACGAAAAGCCAGTCGAAGCGCCGGAAGAGTACGATTTTGATACGAAAGAAATTGAATACCAACAGTTAGTACTCGATGGTGAAGCCGAAAAGGCGGTTGCTCTACGTAAAGAGATAAGAGGCGCCGAAAAAGCGCAGATTGAGTGGGAGATGGAGCAAAAGATGGGCCAAACAGTCCAACAAAACGCTCAAGCTACCGCATTACAACAAGCCGCGGCCGAGATGGAGGCTAATTTCCCCATCTTCGACCAAAACTCAGACCAATTTAACGAGGAATATACAAATGAAGTGGTTGAACTACGTGACGCATTCATTATTAAAGGTTACGACGCAGTTGACGCTTTGGGCAAAGCAGTTAATTTCGTGGTTAAAGATCGTGGACTCGACGATACGCCATCTGATGGCCCAGCTCTTGCAGCTTCGCAACAAAAAGTAGAACAGACTGCCAAGAAGAAGGCGACAGTCGCTAAAAAGTTGAAAGCAGCTGAATCTCAGCCGCCGGAACTTGAGGGCGAAGGCTCATCATCACGCGGTGAGAACGTTGTCGACTTTAGCGGTATGTCAGAAGATGAGTTCAACGCGCTGCCAGATGCAACACTCCAGCGTTTGAGAGGCGATATCGTCTAGTGAACTTTCCGTCGCATGTGATAGGTATGGTTTTGGCTTTAATCGCCTGTGCCGTACTTATCGCTTGCGGCAAGTTATTAGTTTGACTAATATAAATTAATTCGCCTGACTGAGCGACATCAGCCCGTGATCGATCACGCAAAAAATCGTCCTCGTCCGCCGGGACGTTAACTACGTCGAGGTCGTAACTCGTAAAACATACGCCACACGTTCCCCACGATACGGGGTATACGGATCGGCCTCTCCAAAAGCTGGCTGTCGGTGGTTGGGATGACCCTAACCATTATGTGAAACACATCTCTTATGGAGCTAACAATGGCTACTACAAACTATGGCACGCTGACAGGTGATCAGCTGCAGGTGTGGTCACGCGACTTTTGGCGTGTGGCCCGCAATATGTCCTTCGTTAACCAGTTCGCTGGTTCTGGGCAGAATGCAATGGTACAGCGCGTAACTGAGCTGACCAAATCAAACAAAGGCACAAAAGCAAACATTACATTGCTTGCAGATATGACTGGCGACGGTATCACCGGCGACAACACTCTGGAAGGTAATGAAGAAGCACTGCGTGCCTTCGACATCACAATCGAGTTGGATCAACTCCGCTTCGCTAACCGCGTTGCTGGACGTATGGCCGACCAAAAAACGGTTGTGAACTTCCGTGAGCAGTCTCGCGACGCTTTGGCATATGCCATGGCTGACCGTATGGACCAGTTGGCGTTCCTGACGCTCTCCGGTGTTGCTTACACAAGCAAAAACAACGGCGCACTCCGTACAACCTCTTCTTCAGCTGGCCACGAGCTGGTTGACCTTGAGTTTGCTTCTGACGTGTCTGCTCCTACCACCAACCGCCACCGTCGCTGGGATGCTACCAGCGGTCTGGTAGCTGGTGATACGACTGCCGTCGCCGCAGCTGACAAAATCAGCTACGAGTGCATTGTGAACCTCAAAGCCTATGCGAAAGACCAGTACATCCGCGGTATCCGTGGCGCTGGTAACGACGAGGTGTTCCACCTCTTCGTAACTCCGTCGCAAATGAAGGATTTGAAACTCGACTCTGACTTCCTGGCTAACGTCCGCAACGCTGGCGTTCGCGGTTCGGCAAACAGCTTGTTCGCCGGTTCGTCAAGCCTGATGGTTGACGGTGTCATGGTTCATGAGTTCCGCCACGTGTTCAACACGGGTGGTGCTACTGCCGGTACATCCTCAAACGCTGGCGACGCTGGCTACAAATGGGGTGCTGATGCTGATGTGAACGGTGCTCGTGCATTGTTCTGTGGCGCTCAAGCCCTTGCCATGGCTGATATTGGTCTGCCGGAAATCGTAGAAGATACCTTCGACTACGAAAACCAGGCTGGTATCTCTGTCGGTAAAATCTTCGGTCTTCGTAAGCCGAAGTACAACACCGATGTCACTTCTTCTACTGAAGATTTTGGCGTCGTTGCTATCGACACCGCCCAGTAAGTATAAGACCCCCCTCTTCGGAGGGGGGCATCTTCTCACTTAGAAAGGAAAAGCAATGAAAATTGTTTCTGAGAAAGCCCTCCGTGTAACCACATTAACCGGAGCAGCAGTGCTGTTTGAGCCAGGAGTAGCTCGTGAAGTATCGGAGACTATTGGTCTCCTCGCCCTGCAACAGGGCGCAAAGCAGGCTGAGGTTGAAAAGCCTGTAGAAGTTCCAGAGATTAGCGAAGAAGAAACGCTAGTACAGAAACTGGTCGAACTAATGAATGAGGGCGACCCTAGTAATTTTAAGAAAGACAGCACCCCTAAGGCCACTGTCGTTAACGAATTGGCCGGGCGCACATTGTCTTCAGAAGAACGTGAAGCCGCTTGGGAGGCTGCTTTACGCTCGTAAGAGGTAGCAAATGACTACAACGGTACAGAGCGTACTAGATAGAGTTCAGCAGACACTCCAGGATACAGCCGGTATCCGTTGGTCAGAAGCTAACGAGCTAATCAAATGGGTGAATGACGCCCAACGTGAGATTGCTCTACTCAAGCCGGACGCTACTTCTTCAAACACCACCGTAACTTTGGTGGACGGTACAAAGCAGTCGATACCTTCTGATGGTAACCGGCTGCTCCGCGTTATGCGCAATATGTCAGCAGCATCTAGTGGTGACGGGGGGCGATCGATTCGTCTGGTAGCTCGTGACGTGCTGGATACACAGACCCCAACGTGGCATGACCCAGCCGTAACAGGTGAAGCCGCGCACGCAAACGTTGTTAAGAACTACGTTTACGACGAGCAAGACCCAAAGAATTTTTATGTATTCCCGGGTGTGAGCGGTAACACGTATATCGAGATTGTGTACTCGAAGAATCCAGCGGCTGTAACCGCGAGCGACAACCTTGGCGTCGATGATATCTATGCTAACTCAGTCATGAACTACGTCCTCTATATGGCGTATATGAAAGAGTCAGAAGTCGCTGGTAACGCGCAGCGCGCTTCTTCGCATTACAACCTATTCACCGCGGCTATTACCGGTAAAGCTCAGGTAGACACGATTACAACTCCTAACACCGAACGAAGAGGAGATGCCTAATGGCTATCAAATATGAATCGCTTCTACCCGATATCATCTCTATGGTCCCAGCGTGCCCAGAGATCGTAGCCGAGCGCGCCGTGCGCAGCGCTGCAATTGAGTTGTGTGAAAAAACCGATGCTTACCAGCGTCAGCTGGACCCGGTCACCGTTGTAAAAAATATTTTTGAATACGACTTAGAACCACCTAGCGGAACAGTTGTACACCGCATCGTTTGGGTTACCTATAACGGTAAGCCTCTGGAACCTATTTCTAGCGGCTTGCTTGAGCAGCGTAAAGAGAACTGGCGAGACAGCACAGGCACACCCGAGTACTTCATCAAACAAGGGCTGAGCACGTTTAACCTCGTTCCAGTCCCTGGCGCAACGTTGTCGCAAGGCGTTGAAATCCGTGTCGCGTTGAAACCAACCCAAACATCCAATGCGTGCGACGACGAAATCATGACGGATTATCGTGACACGATAATCAATGGCGCGTTGTTCCGTCTTTGCCGCATGCCAGCAAAAGATTGGACAGACCTTGCGTCTGCTCAGGTCTACAACACCTTATTCAACGACGGGATGGTTTATGCCGAGCGACGCGCTCGTCAGGCAGACACACCTGTTGTAGCTAAAGTTCGTTACGGAGGTCTTCACGGTGGAAGAAAAACCCGCAAGTACGCAGGTAGAAAATCATTTATCTAGTTTCGTTCTAGCGGATATCCGCACTGAATGGGATTGGATTAGGCCCGCTCTGCTCGATATGAAGGAGCAGATACCGAGCCTGACATGGAGGCCAGAAGACGTCTACGCAGAATGTCTCTATGGAGACGCCCTGCTTCACGTTGGCCCCCGCTGCTTTGTTATAACAAACGTTATAACGGACCAGTATACGAAGGAACGTACGCTGCATTTTTGGATCTGTTGGTCCGAGGAGCTAGGCAGAAACTTGGTAATTAAGTATTTGCCGTTCTTCCGAAATGTGGCACAACAATTGGAGTGTAAGTTTTTTGAGGTTTGGTCACCCGTCGAGAAGATGGAGCCCTACCTTACACAGAGCGGGTGGTCGTTAGACACCAGAATTTATACGAGGCGAGTAGATGAGTAGTAAACCAAAGAAACAAAAACCAAGCGCAGCAGATAAAGCCAACGCATCTGTAGCGATGGCTGAATACAACCGTAAAAAACGTCTTTACGACCCCCTTATGAAACAAATGCGCGACGAGTCGCTCACTGAGGACACCACATCTACACTTCGCGCGCGTTCTAACGCAGACACCATGCAAGCGTTGACAGCTCAGCCAACTTTTCAAGGTTCGCAGGACATATCTGCTGGCGCGGACATGGCCCAGGCCTTACAAGGTCAGCTTGGGCAAGCAACACAAACCGGAAAGCAGATACAATCTAACGATCAGCTTAACGTTTTATCAAGAGCTCGGGGTGATGCCGCCACCGCAATTCAAGGTATGTCGAAAGCCGCGAGGTTAGAGACAAGCGAGGCCTTAGCCCGCGCAAAAGCAAAGCAAGTCGAGAAGTCGGCCAAAGCGAAAGCTGTCGGTCAGCTCGGTACGTCGTATGTCATGCAAGGCCTCGAAAATCTTGAGACTGGTGGCACATTCCACACACCAAACAAACAAGTGCCCGGTAGAACGGGTACGTCCCGCCCAATTACTAATAGCAGCATGAGCTTGAAAGATGCTTTCAAGGCTCGGTTGATGTACGGAGGTTAATAAATAATGATAGGCAATCTATCTATGACAAGCCTCTTTGGCGAAATGCAAAACCGGCTCTATGGGATACCGGGATATAGCTACGGTGGTGGCGCGCTCCCAGAGGTCAGAAACCCTGATAAAGCCTTTGCTGAGCTAACTCGTAAAGAGTATTTAGATTTTGTAAATAACTACGGTAAGTTTGAAAAAGACCAGATTAACCTGGCTCAGACGGATACCAGTCTTATTGATCAAGCGCGCGAAGATGTAGACAAGGCATCTGCTTTAACAGCAGGTGTGCAGCAACGTAATCTACAGCGTTATGGCGGTGAGCTAACTGAAGTGCAGCAGCAGCAAATGGACCGCGGTCTTCAGCTAGGTAATACACTCGGCGCGGCTCAATCTATGAACGATGCTCGCTTGGCTCAAAAAGATCTTAATAAAAGCCGATTGAGCGACCTTGTAAACATCGGACAAGGTGTAGGACGCTCTGCCATGGATGCGTTGGGTACGTCAGCCGCAAATGAAACAGCCCGCAAAAATGCATATCAGCAGGCTAAATCAGCATCTAAAGCTCAAACTTACAGCACTATCGCTTCGCTTGGTTCTATGGCGATCTTTGCGATGGCATTTTAGGAGTTTATCATGTCAATAGCTGATGTTTTATCTGGTGTTTTGCAGGGGTCAAAGGACTACCAGACCTTTCGAAATAACCGCGCGGCTGCCGGGGGCCGCGAAATCGCAAACGACCAAACCGGGTTTGAAAACGAGCGTAAGCAAGACGCTACGTTAAGCGACGAAATATACACCTACGGCCTACAAAACGGGTATATCGATAAATATACTTTTGAGTTCGATAAAGAAAAGGTAAAAGCAGGCGTGGCGGCAAATGACCCTGTCGCTAAAAAGTTTGTAACCGATATTGCTAACCGGATCAGCGATCAGGACAGATTTACTGTCTCTGGAGTTGAAGAAGGTGAAGATGGGTATTACCGGTTCCCCGTCCAAAATAAAGATGGTACACCCGGGGTTATTACAGACGACGGAACTTCCAATAATGATTCTCCTGTTACCGCGCTGGACTTAGATGACTTAGTCGATAACACAGATCAAGTTTTTCGGGCGCGGGTTCTACCGTTTCAAACTAAAACGGATCTAGTGTCATACCATCAAAATCTTGGCTTTGATCGAGAAAATGCTCAGGAGCAAGCAAAGTATTTACAGCAAGAGGCTGACTTGGTTAATGGTCTGAGAGGTAACCCTGCTGAGCAGCGGAACATTATCTCCACGCTAGCGCAAGCGCCCGACCCAGCTGTAAAGGCACAAATTGTCACTGAAATTTCATCTATGGCTTCGCAGCAGCAGCCTGACGATGTTGTAAACAGGAATGAAATTGAGCAACAGTTGTTGGAAAAAGAAAGGGCACTCCGTGTGCTGGAGCGTCCTGGCCGCAAGAAACCAGAACAGTTGGAAAGGCGCAGGAAACTTCGTGAAGAAGTGGAACAGCTCAAGTCGCAGCTCCCAGACGGTGCTGTTGTAAGCGCCGCTCCCGATAATGCGCCTATTGAATCTGTGGCGCGCCTCGACGCTCTTAGAGCACAACGAGATGCTTTGAATCCAGGTAGAGGTACAAATAAAAAACGAGCAGAGCTGCAGAACGAGATAGATTCGCTTATGGAGCGTTCGCCCGAAATTATGCTGCTTCGTAGAAAGCAACTCGATTTGCGCAGCCCTGACAAGATGATGACAGCTGAGTTAGAGCAACTTCGTGAACGCGAGGCTACTCTTCTTGCCGAGCTCACCAAACCCGAAAACCAGAACCGCCGCGGTGTTCTCGGCACTTATCAGAAGTCAAACAGTACAACTCGTCCGATGTTAAACGAGCTCGACGAAGTGCAAAAAGAAATAGCTAAGTTGAGTGCTAAACCAGGGGGCGGCACCCAACAACGTCGTAATAACCGAGTTATCTCTGCTATCGAGCGCGATATACAAGCCAGAAAAAACTCTACACCTGTGCCGGAAGAGATTGTTATCGCACATGGAAAACTGCCTGCGAGCCTTAAGACAGAGTTACCAGAAGAAGCAGATATAAAAGAGCTTGGTAACACATCCCCAGACCCAGCTGAGGCGCAGGCCATTGCGGAATACGGACGTAAAAACAATGTAACTAGTATTGATGATCTTCGCAGAATCCCGACGGACGCCCAGTTAGTGATGTTGAATGCCATCGCTGCTAGCACGCCCTCGGAAAGACGCCAAGCTGTCACACAAGAACTTTACAATAGGGTCTTCACAGGCGACCCAAATATGACGCGTCAACAGCGCGTTACACTAAAACAAAATGAACGTCGTCTCGATCAGAACGACCGCCAGCTGGACCAGGCTGGGCGCAAGATTGCGATTTCTGAGGCTACTGAAGCCCGCCAAACAGCTAAATTCGGGTTAGACCAAATGGACGAATTTAACGACGGCGTCGACGTTTCACAAAAACTCGTTGACGATGTTCAAGGCTTACTTATTGGCGAGGATGGCACTAGCCTGAACACAGACGACGACTCCCTTCGTCAAGCCAAAGTTAAGGTCTCAGCAGCGGTACGTCGGGCGAACAGTTTCCGAGGTCCAAAACAAGCCGGTGCGGCTACAGGCGTTTTCGACGCTGTTATGCCCTTTATTGGCGCAAACATTGAAGCCAAAGGGCGCGGGTTATTGGATGTGTATGGTAGGTTCCAAGATCTGTTCCGCCCAGAAAACCGAGCATCTTTAGACGGGGCTGCATACGATCTTCGCGTTGAAACTAAACGAGTTAAACGCGGTAAAAAAATGGTTGATGTGCCTGTCGCATTCTATTTTGAAGGTGGCGCCGGTAAAATCTTTGATGGTCGTATAAGCGTTGATCGCCTAAGAAACGACATCGGTTTAAGTCCCGCCACTATTGCAGTGCTTGCCGCCTTACCTTCAGAGCTTCGTAAAACATCTGACACGGCCACAACAGGAACACAACAGCCTTTACAAGATCTTCAAGACACAGGTGAGTAATGCCGACTCCAAAAGACCTAGCGATCCAATCAGCGTTGCGCACAGGCACAGGAGCACAACTCGCTACTGAGCTGACTCCCGATGCAGTCGAGCTTGAATATGCACCAGACGGTGTTGGCGAAACGTTTGCACGCGGCATACGTTCCGGCGCTGCGGGTATGGACTCAAGCATTAATTACTTTCAGGCGCTCGGTAATAGTCTTATCGGAGACGAAGAAGGTGTAGCTACCCGCATCAATAACGCACAGATCGCCGAAACTCGTGCCGCGAACTCTTTAAACGGTATGGGTGAGTTCGAGGCATTTCTTGATCAACCCAGCTTTTCAGGGTTTTTTGAGCAAGCTGTATCCGCTACCGGACAGATTGTCCCGAACGCTGTTTCAGCCATCGGCACTGGTCTGGCTGGCGGTCTCGTCGGTGTGCTGGGTAAACAAGTAGCTTCAGGAACAGCGAAAGAATTAACCAAACAGATTGTTAAAGACACCGTTCAAAAAGCTAGCGACATTAAAAACGGCGTACGCAAAGACGCTTTGACGCCCGACGAGGAAACAGTCCTCAAGGGTGCTTATGAGGCGCTGCAGCAGACCAACAATAGGGGCGCTTTTGCCAAAGGCGCTGTAGCAGGCGCTTTTGGGACCGAGTACCCAATCATGGCTGGCGAGGTGGGTTCCGAATTTGCCGAAGCCGGCAAAGATATAAATGATGCTCAAACAGCTTTGACAGCACTACTGGCTGGTGCGCCCATAGCTGCTATCGGTGTAGCCGGTGAAGCCGCAATCGTTAAAGGTCTCGCTAATATCGCTCTTAAGAAGAGTACGGCGGGTGGTGCCAAAGATTCTATTTTGACAGAGTACGCCAAAAACATAGCAAAAGGCGCAGTGGGCGGCGGGTTGACCGAGTCCGCTACGGAGGTAGCGCAAGAAGGTTCAATCATTGCTTTGCGTAAAGCTATTGATGAGGACTACACGTCTCAGGAAGCCCAACTTCGTTTGGCCCAAGCCGCTTTCGCAGGTTTCTTTGGTGGTGCTGGTATGTCTGGCGCTGGTTCTACCGCGGCGTCTACATTTGCTGCTGCTCGTCGCATGCTCGATCAAAATACAGCAGCGCGCGTAGCGGCTGTACAAGCGTCAGAAACCGCGGGCATGACTGATGAAAATCTAACTCAACCCACACGTGAATCAACGGCTGATTTTGCTGCTCAAGTACAAACTGTGCTCAACCCCGACAGTAGTAAGAATGGCGTGTTCATACCTGAGAACTCAGGGCAAACGATAGCTGGTATAGATGAAGAAAACACAGTCGCCGAAGTGCAAATGGGCGACCAAACAATGTACGGCGCCCGTATACCCGGTCGAGGTGTTGTTTTAACTGCATCACCCGCGATCACTCAAGCCATGATAGACACGCAGGCCTCTGACGCAGCGCTTGCCGAAATGCTTGGTTACAGTGCTACTAAAGCGGAGAACGGTGATAGGGCCGTACGCGTTGTAAATGCAGATGGCTCAGTTGCCAGTGAAGAAGTGACCACGCTCGACGGCGAACAGGCCGCTCGTACCGCGGCTGAAGGTATTGCTACTGAGGGCCAGACTATCGAGGTAGTGGGTATTGAAGAAGCTTTGAAACAGCGCAAAGCTCGTTACGACGAAGAACAGACCCGTGAGATGCGTTTTAGCGGGGATACCTCTCAGTTCGACGAAGATTTTGACTATACAGAAGAGGACGCTGCACGCGACGTTGGCCTATCTGTATTAGAGGAAGACGACGCAGGGTTACCAGTCGAAGAATATGCCAGGTCTTACGCCATACCATCGTCAGATAAACGCAACCCCGACTTTGATGTCAGATTTGAAAAGTTAATTGAAGCAACGCCGTTTGAACAGCAGCAGGAAATCCAGGACTTAAAAGACGTTATTAGCGATAGTGCTCTCGATTTCTTGTTAGATGTTAGCGAAAACGACCCAGAGTTTAGGTATTTTGTAAGCGAGACAGAAAACGGCATGCTTACCCTGAGCCGTTTACCCAGCGGATTAGGGATGGAATCTGGAAACGCAAGAGACGCAGTCCGGTGGTTAATGGAAAGAAGCCGCGCAAAAGACCAAGACCGACCAGGATTTCTATATATAAATACACCCGCTGGGCAACGAGTCGTCACAAGCCTTGCACTCTTAACCGGAGCCGGGCGCAACCTTAATACTCGCTCCCGGGAAGCATTAATAGGCGACGGAATGAGCGCTGAACAGGTGGCCAAGTCTGCTTTAATCCGTATGGTTAAAGAACTATCTCTGCTGGGTTATTCGGTTGAGATGAATGACGGGCGACCTTTAACCCTTACACGCGCCGATATATCTGGCAGGACTTCAGACCGAGCTCTTAAAGCCGCAAATCTACAGAAAGTAGATTTATATAAGGTACCGGGCACTAACCGGCGCCTAACATACGAGCAAATCATAGCCACGCCGGACCCACAACCCCGGGTAGGTGCCAAGCGACAACAACGTCAACTCAATGCACAGCAACAAGGCGAAAAAGCAATGCAGGATTTTGATCGTGCTCGCGAAAACCGCCGCGCCGAACTAACGCGGGCGGGTATTCAGGCAGACACGGTCGTTAATATTTTGGCTGATGAATTTTCAGAAGAGCAACGGCAACAAACAGGTCGCGACGCTGCGCGGGATTTTGAGCTATCTTTCGATAGAGATGATATCCAGGATATTCAACAAACAGCAGAAGAAGATTCTTTACAAAACCCAGAGGTTCGTGCTCAAGACGAAGCTATGAAGCGGGGTGTGTTTGACGGCGAACAACAAGATATCGTGGCGGCCGCAACCGCCGATCCTGGCGCCTCTGTTGAAGTTAATCGTTTAGGCGATGTTATGGTTCAGGAAACCCGCTTACCTAGTCGTGACGAGGCGGAGGCGAGATTGTTTGGGGGCGACCCGGAGACTCGTGGCACGCAGATTCAAAGACAAACGATTAGGCAAACGACTCCAGGACAAACACAAAGAATAGAAGACAAGGCGAGCCCGAACATATATTCGCGACTCTTGATTGAGGATATGCCGCTCCCTCAGCGCACTAGCACTGTTAGTCAACTAAAAAAACAGGCCGATAAAACAGCTAACCCTAAAAAAGCTTTGGCGCTACTTAACGAATATAGAGACCTCCGCGCAAAACAAGCCGAGGTTACTCGTAAAGCAGAACGTTTAAGCGACCGTACCCCTGAATTCGCTCGTCTCACTCAAGAACGGATATCTAACGCTCAGCGCCTTAGCGAGATAGAGGCAGAGTACAAAAAAATTGGTAGACCAAAAGTAGGTACAACGCGCGCGATCGTAAACGGTGACTTACCCCCGATCACGAGCCGCATTCTCGGTAAAGCCACTCAATTGTTTAAGTTTAATAAGACAGTGCATGTCATACCGTTGAGTGATTTGAAAAGTAATACCTCATCGTATACCGAAGGTAAGTACTCAAATATAGCGGGTTGGCTTGAAGCAAGCGTAGACCGGATGGATAGCAGTGCTGCGCAAGGGCGGTACCTTCCGACCGAAGATGCTCATGTGATTATTATTAATGATACTGAAACCAAAGCAGGCACGGTTACAGACGCAGCTTTAGGGGCGATTCTTGCGCATGAAGTTGGGCACATAGTTTTCCAAGAAGAGTATAGCAGCTTAGAAAACTCACCTAAAAACGCGCCTCGCCGCAAAATGCTTTGGGAGTCGTTTAAAAAACATGTCGAAAGCATGGATAAAGTCCCTGACCAGTATGACCTTGGGAAAGAAGGTTTTGAGGAGTGGTACGCCGACCAAGTAGCTGTGTATGTTTACAATCAGAGCAAGAGCGCCAAAAACGGTACTGACAGCTACTTTAAGTCTATCGCTCAAAAGCTTAAAGATTTCTTTAACGAGGTAAACCGGCTTTTAGGTCAACGAATTAGACAGAATAAAAACTTTAAGGCGTATATGGACGGTGTAGTTAAGGCACACCGTAACCACCGTAAGACCATCATCTCTGACAGCGAAGGCCGTGTTCTTGGTATGGTTGAAAAACTCGGTGTTCGTGAGATGGTACAAGAGATACAGGCGCAGGATTGGTTTAACAGCTTCAAAGGCAACTATGAACAACTTGTCCAGCGCATTATGCGCTCTCCTACATACAAGTGGTTTAGTAAGTGGTTGGCTACAAGCACCGGATACCTTCGTGACTTGGGCCCTGTCGGGGAAGAGCTCGCTAAGTTTTTTGATAACAAATCCCAATCGCTTGAGGAAACTGGTTTCCACCAAGCCAAACTAATTACCTTTAACCGATTTACGAGAAGGCTGGGGGCTATATTCGCTTTAGATACTACAACTAGCGAAAAGGACTGGGCATCACCAGAAGTCCAAGACGCTCTGCTGTTAGCTGAAGATGAAAGTGTTACTGATGCTGACTTGTCTGCTCGTACCGACGACGCAGCTAAAAAAGCGCTCGAAGTTCGTAAATTGTTCTCCGAAATATTCGACGACTACATCACAAACAAAGCTACCGGTAATACATGGTTTGCGATTCGTAAACGCCAAAACTATGCACCGCGCATGTTGGACTTTGTAAAAATCGAGCAGAATCCAGAGGCGTTTACCGAGTTCTTAAGACAACAAGGCGTAGGCCAAGCCCGTATTGATATGGTGATGGAAAGCCTAGCTTTGAGTGAAATGTCGGAAGATATTACGAATGATGTTCAGCAAGAAGACAGCCTGACAGAAGCAGAGCAAATTGCTAAAGACCGCAAAGCGCGCCTGTCTCCCGGTATGGACCAAGCCGCAGCACGGGCCCTTCAGGACATCTCGACAGCCGATATGCGTAACGCTATTTCAGGTGACGAAAATGGCTTCCTCGTACCGCCTGGCTTGGCCATGATTCAGTACTTCCACCAAGTTACTCGTAAGGTTGAGTTCGAACGCCGAGGTGGCTACGACCGTATTGCTAGCCTCATCGATCAGCTTCCAGAGGAAGAGCGCGGGTTTGTAGACACTATTGTGC